TTTCTCGTAGCTTCATGATTGCCATCATAGATAATAGTTGGAATCTTTACTTCCCGAATAAACGAAAAGTAAAGTTCCAGCTCTTCCATGTTCGGCAGACGGTCAAATAAGTCTCCTCCTATAATATGAGAACTACACTGCTTTTCAAGAGAATGAATCTGCTCGAAAAACAGTCTATACCTATTTAATGCCCACTCGCGTGGAACATTCTTTTGTCCTAGCTTGATGTGCCAGTCTGCCGTGAATAAGATCATGATACGTTGAATTCATCTTCCAAAGTTTCGTCAATATCGCCAGCACTGTCTTCACGAATTTCGTCAAGGAGTGCTTTCTGTGCATCTGGAGTAGGACGAGGCATAACGTCATCCATAGACTTCAGATCTGCAATTGCGGCCATCTCTTTCTCATCGAGAGCACGCTGCTTGCACTTGAGTACTTGTAACTGATACTCTACGTTGTAGGGCAGAGGTCCAGTCTTAACACGCTTGAACTTAACGTCCCAGCCTGTTTCTGGGTCAGTAGGATCGCCCAGATCTTCTGCTGCTGTAAGAATGGCTTCAAACAGCTTCTTCTTGAGGTTGATGATTTTTACTTCGCCACCATCAATACATTGCATTGCGTAGCTCCAGCCACACTTGAGATCGGGATAGTACTCACGAATCCAGTCTTTCTCAAGGTTGTTGAATCGCTCTTCGTTGCGATCAAAGGACAAGCATTCGAAAGGAATGTTCTTGCCGTTCTTACCCTCTAGCCAGTACACGTATCGTGCAAGGACGTCACCTACGAGACGGACTTCATTGTCGCCATCGCGGTAAGAGTAAGAAGTGATTGACGATTTTTTGGCACCGCCTGCCGATTTATTAAATGAAATAGCCATTAGTGTATTTTCTCCTGTGGGACTTCTTCATATAGAAAGTATACTTCATTATCTTCTATACTCAGTAGTCTATTTTCTTCAAAAAGTTCTGGAGCTACAGTACAAAGTATTGAGTCCAGCGTGGTTTTCCCAGTTGCTAAATAGTCCGCATACGGACGTAGTGACGCTAAAGCAAGATACTGGGCTATCTCGCTATATTCATACTTATAAGCATTGTAAAGTAAGACATCTGGATGTACCAAAAAGGATTCGCCAGCAAAATTAATATTACTATACTTATAAATTCTGTCATATTTGTTGCTCGGTATTGAAGCCGTTACTATCATTCTAAAGATTAAAAAGACAGCAAAAGGGCTTCCTTCGGCTGTCTCAAATATTCTTTTCCAATTATATAACAACATATTATACACTCATCTGAAGCATTTGTCAAGAAGTATTTTTCTATGTTCAAAGCTGTTTTATCTGATAACCTTGTTTCATGTAATAGCCCATTCTGTTAGACGCTTGTTTCTGGGCTGTTTTACCTTTAAGATGTATATCAATGACTACTGGATCTCTTTTATTCTCGTGCTTACGAACAACCCTACCAATAAGCTGTGTTAGCAATGGTTCGTTGTTTATAGGCGTAGCAAGAATAAGACAACTAAGAGTATTCACTGATATACCCTCACTAAAGATTGCCTGCGTTCCGTATAGAATTTGTTTATCTCCATACAGAATTTCATCCACAAGTTTTTCCCTGTCCTCATGAGCAACCTCACCTGTAACACATATAGATTTCTCACCAGTCAGTTCGGCGCAGCTTTTCAAGAAATGTACGCGATCTGACACCACCAACACCTTGTGGCCCCGAGCCGCATATGCTGAAGCCATCATCGCAACCGAGTGGCGGTATTCATCGTTATTTACGAGAGCATTGACTCTTTTTGCCCACGGAATATTGGCTCCGTCGGGAAATCGTACTTCCGATCGGTATACGTGGATACTCGGTGTGAGGAAGTTTTCTTTCGGTGGTTTGAAAATATTTGGGCTGAAATAGTCCCGAAAGACGACGTGTTTTCCGTCTTTGCGTTCAATTGTACCAGATAGCCCGATTTTATAACGAGCATGGCTGGTATCAATAATTTTAGCAAATGTGGGTGAAGAAACATGGTGCATTTCATCTAGTATAATCGTCCCGAATTCTTTCCTGATTTTGTCAATGTTCCGATACAAAGTTTGAGTGTTACCAATAACCACAGGGCTGTCGGTGTCAAACCTACCACTACCAATAATACCTGGAGTAAATCCATATACTTTCTCTACTTCCTTTGCCCATTGATTACGCAAAGGAACTGTGTGGGTCACCACAAGTGTTTTCTGCCCTAGTTTACCGGCGATAGCAAGACCTGTAAAGGTCTTTCCCCAGCTTACCCAGGCATTAATAATACAGTTATCATCTAAATTATTGTAAACATCCTGCTGACTTGGCCTTAGCTCAAAACCAAACTCAGGAAAGTCAGCAGGAATTTCTAAACGCTTGTCTACAACTTCGTAATCGCTTGGTATCAAGTCCGTTCGTCCGATTGGTATAGATACCAGATTTTCGCGCACCCGCTGCAGATTTTTAATGATCTGTGGAGGATCATTTGGATTCTGGGAAGGTACTTTATATGTTAGTTCTTCTGATAATACCTTTCGGTACTCAGTAGTACACTCCATAAAAATTCGATTACTTAGTACTGCTTTCATTATAGTCCTAGACGCTCTTTCGAAATAATATACTCTTTTACAAAGTTACTTCTTACTATATCATTGATTTCGAAGTCAACAATATCAAAGCACTCCATAGCTTTCAATACACGAATAAAATCTCGTAGACCGTTCTTTTGTAGGTCGGCTTGGCGAAAGTCTCCGCAAAATATAACCCTACAATTTTCTCCTACTCTAGTAATAATAGAGTCTAATTCGTGAAAGGACATATTCTGACATTCATCAATAATTATTGTGGCATTTCTTAGTGTAACGCCACGAATAAAAGATGTAGTCATAAAATGCACTATACCTTTTGTTTTTAGTATTTGATAAGCATCTCCTCGTTGAAACAATTCAATACAAATATCTTTATAAGGTTCTTCATAAACAGAGGCTTTTTCTTTTTCGTTTCCTGGAAGAAATCCAATGTCTCGTGTAGGTACTGCACTACGAATAAGCACTAGCTTATCGTAGGTTCCTTTAATCATATCATCAAAGGCAAGGTAACAGGATATAAACGTTTTTCCTGTACCAGCTACTCCATGTAAAACCATATTGTTATCGCTTTCAAAAGCTCGTAACTGGTTTTTAGTGAGGGGTTCAATTTCCTGCAAATCAAGATTTGCACCGGCTAATGTCTTAGATCGTTTACCCATATAGTAATCATACTTTCCTTCGAGTGTCCTTTAAAAGCGTTTCGGAATACTCGTATAAAACCCACGGCACTTTACCGTAGTGAAGAACTCCTGCATATTTCATTTCGTCTGCAGGAGGGCGAGGAACAACAAATCTAGGTTTAACATTCTGAAGTGTAATAACAGATGCTATCTCTTTTTGCTGTACTGACTTAATTTTATAGTATTTTAAACTACAAAACTCAGACTTTTCATAGATAAAAGGAGACCCATTAGTGTCTACAAAAGTATTTTTGTCGCACTTTAACAACCCCCTAAAATTATCTACTTGGTGTCTTAAAGGGAACAAATTTTTGTGTGGTGTTTGTATCCTAC